TTCTTGTGGGAGCAAAGAAGTAAAATTATCTACAAAAAATCCAGATTTAAATCTATTAAGTCCAGCTGAGTCTGGAATGAAAAGATTTGCAGTATTAGTCTCTAATAGGGAAAGAGAAGTATAGTATTCTAAGTTTTTAATCCTGTTCTCAAGATTTTTAATATCAACCATTCTATATCTCTTATAATCCAAGAAGTTTATTGAAGCATCTGATGTATTATAGAGATATGGTGGTAAGTATATAGATGCAATTTCTAGTGCATCATCTACTGATACTGGTTTACTTGGATTTTCCGCTGGTGTGCCATATTTAACTTGGAACTTTCCATCTTTTGTTAGATAAATTCTATCTATTCTTCCAAGATAGAATGAAAATGTAGTAATAATAGATTCGTCCGATGCTAAAATATTCGATGCAGAACTTCCAGATGAATTGAAGGTTCTTCCATAAAATTCTAGTGGAGATCTATTATTTTCTACAGTAGTATAATTAGAAACCCTTGGTCTGATATCAATTAACTCTGTATTTCTAATTCCATTTACCGTTTGAATCTCAGTATCAAAATCAAAAGTATTGTATGAGTTTATAGTCGTAATATCTCCATCATCAGTAGACTGATAATATCCACTTGAGAAATATACTTTTATCTTTTTACTTGCTGGCTCAGACGTTGATTTTCTATTTAAAGTTCCATATCCATAGAATGATCCTTGCTGACCATTGTCAAAAGTATAATTGAAAGATGAATTGAAGCTAGGCGTGTCGAGAGTTGTTATAATTGCTTGTACTTTAGACTCTTCAAATAATAAGTTTTCTCCCTCTAAGAATCCAGTTTGATTTTTTAAAATATATGATATTTGCGAATCTGTTAGTCTTTCTGCAACTATACCAATAGCACCAGAATTTTGCCCTACAAATTTTTCTCCTATAATTAGATCACTAGTTTTTGATGTTGGTCCACTTAATGAGGATAAAATTGCTGTTGGAGCAGAAGGGTTAGAAGTATCTAAAGATTCGTATACTGCATGAATTTCTATAATGTCTGGGACATTTAATGAAATCTTATCGTCTTGAACTCTAGTTCCATATGGATAATTTCCATAAGTGAGACCATCATTTAGAGTGGTTGCACCGACTCCAGAAGACTCAAGAATTGACTTATCTATAACGATAGATGATACTCTGTTCTTTAATTTTTCTTTTACCTTTGGTTTTATCTTTCTTACGGTTGTGACCAAAGTTGCACCAGTATCATTCTCTCCAATATTATAGATTTGAAGTTGCGTTCCACCTGTTTGAATTTGTACTCTATCTGACGTTAAAACTTCAGTTTTTCCATTGGATCTAATAAGAGAATATCTTTCCTCATCAAAAGGCATGAAAGTTTCATTTTCTCCGGCAGAAACTAGAGTTGTTAACTGATTCCCTGAGATATTAACAGTATATGTTTTTCTAATTATTATATTTGCATTAGTTAAATCTACATTTGAGATATTCTGTTTTGGTAATCTAGTGTATAAAGTATTATCTGAAGATGTATCTAATTGAGTAGTTATGACTTTTAAATCTGATACTGAAAGTAAAGATGTGGGTAGTTGACCTTGAACTAAACCACTAACTGTAGTTACTCCAACAATAGAAATAGAAGTTGCTCCTATACTCACAATTTTAGCAACAACTGGTTCAGAGAACAAAGGACTGCTATACTGGACTAAACCTCCAACTTTAGCAATTTTGCCGGGAAAAGATGGGTTAGTACTAGTAACAGTGCTTACCCCATTAAATCCACTTATCGTAGAAACTCCAACATAAAATGCATCTGATTGGATTACATCTGCAGTAAAAGTCGATGCAGACCCAACAATACCATAAACAGATTTAATATCGCCAATACCGTAAGAAGTTACTGCTACAGATACTCTTGTATCATAAATTCCATTAATAATAAAAGACTCATTTGTAATAAATTCTCCAGATTTTTGGTATACTGATAATGTAGTTTGATTATTAACAGCGTCCTTTAAAAATGCAAATGATCCACTACTTCTTCCTTGTATTGTTGATGGCACTGGAAGAGTTATTGGTTCGTTTAAAGTTATTTCTGATATAGTTTGCACATCATATAGAGAAATATTCCACTGATTTAAATTAGAATTAGAAGCATCATATGATCCAGACTCTAATCTAAAATCATAAACTCTTGCAACACCAATTTCTTTTCCGGGAGAAGTAATTGATGAATATCCAACTCTTTCATCTCTTAGACTTAAAATATATGTGTTTCCTATGCCTATAGTTGGAAAACCAAAAACTCTATTAAGAGAAAGTGTTGATCCAGTATTGTATGTTAATGACTGATTCTCAAGAGTTTTTGTTGTTCTTGGTTTTTGTAAATCTAAGAAGGTTGGAGAAATAGTTTCAACTTCATATCCCTTTACGAAAGCCTTACCTGGAGAAACTTGATATAAAGCTAAGTTCTCAGAAGGTGTTGATCCTCCATAAGTAAATTGACCTGCATTAAAAATTCCATTATTGCCTAATCCATTATTTAAGGATTCTTTTACAGATAAGCTAAATGGATTTACATAATAATCTCCAGATTCTGAATATGTTCTTCTTGCAAGTTCATCTGCGATAATATTATATTCCGTAGATGATTTTTGTGATCTTAATACTCCATTATCTATCGTTGCCAGTTCAATAAAGTTGTTATCGTCATAATCTCCCAAAGACTTTTTGAACAACGATACTGATATTTTTAATCTATCTGCGCCTGGAGCAGCATAGTTATTAAAACCTTTTGAATTATCATTAAGAGACTCATCAATATCTGAATTTATGATCTCTTCATTAACAAAAAGACCAACTCTATAACTTGGCGTATTATTATACTGGTCTAAAATTAATGTTTCAGTATTTACATTTACAAATCTTCCTCGAATAAAATAAACCCCGTTTGTGATACTAAATGCAGATCCAATGGATGTGGAATTTGAAATAATTGTAGAAGCAAAAGCATTTCCAGAAGGAATGGTTGCATTACCCAAAAGTCCTGAAGTAATAATGGTATCGGATAATAACAGTTCTCCGTCAGAAAATTGTTGTGTTGAATTATTCTGAGAATTTGACGCAAGATAATTTACATATAGTGTAAGATTACCTCTCTCGGATTCTTGGGGAAAAAGAACTTTATCAACAACTGCAGTTACTCCTGAGGTTGAACCTGTTATTTTTGTGCCAATTAACTGTTCAGCATATGCGGAGACTGGAACGCCTAGATAGGTATTTTGAAGTTCTACTGCATAATAGAGAGCATTATATCCAGTGTTTCCTGGAATTACCTTTGCGCCTTCTTTAAAGAAATGCTGCCCAAACCTTTCAATTTGACTTTGTAATATGGACTGTAGAGTTGTTAATTCTCTTGCTTGTACAGGATATCCTGGTTTAAAAAGAACCTGATAATATTCTGAATTTGCATCAAAGTCATCAAAATAAGGTGAAACATTAAGGTTGGTTACTTGTGCCATAGTTTTTTAGAACTGCAATATAACTTTGATGTCTTCTTTTTGGTTTGAGGATCTTGTTATTGATGGTCTGTTATCAACATAAATGATATTTCCAGAATATTTTTTGACTTCTGGATTTGATAAACCATTTGTAAAAGATTGTCCAAGATAGTATGTTCTATTATTTATTACAGTTGACAGACCAGTAAAACTAGTATTAATTGACAAAGTATTTCCACTACCACCTACGATTTGCAAACTGCCACCAGTTGATGGACTACTAGTAAACTCTACTAAGTCATATCCATATGTGGGATTGGTTAAAGATGTTCCCACAGTATTGAAACCAGATAAAGTTCTGTCTTGCCAATATTTTAATACAGCAGTGGTCTGGTCATAACTAATTACTTTTCCCGCAGCAGTAATACCGGTTCCAACTGTCTGAGTTATAATCGAATCGGGAGTAAATGATGCTGTGCTATATCCAGTTCCAACTAATTTAATTGCATAGCATCCACTTGCTTTATCTAGATTTAAATTTTGATTAGATCCAAAAGATTCGGGATTTTCGATAACACCAACTCTAGATATTTGGTTTCCTGTAATAAAATCTGGATTTTCTTCATCATTTTCAATTCTAGAGTATAGTAGAACATTATATGCTCCCAACTCTCGATAAATGTCAGCGCCATGCCCTCCTTTTGGAGAAATAATTACATCAAAAGATGGTCTTGTTGATCCAGTAGGAACATTTCCCGAAACCAAATCTACGTTTCCATATGTATATCCTGACCCTTGATTTGAAACCGTTATCGATTCTATTTTTCTATCGTTGTCAATCACAATAGTACATTCTGCACCTGTACCATCTCCACGAATAGGAACTCTTGTATAAGTTCTATTTGCGGTTCCTAAACCAACTCCTCTATTTGTAATTGTTACTATTTTTATAGAACCATCAACAGCATTATCTCTTACGGCAGCATTTTCGGTGGAAGTTTCCCACTCGGTGGGAACCGGCATAAAATCAGTAGATTCGAATTTTACGATATCTGCTGGTTTAATTGTATAAAGGTATTTCCAAATGTAACCATCACCACTACTCCCTGCTGCCCTAGGTTCTAAATCAGTAAAAGTTGGTTCATCTAAAGAAGGTTTCCCGTTTGGAGTTTCTGGAGAAGTTCCATTTTGTAAGCAAATATAAACTCTATAATCACTATTCAAAACATAATAATTTGCTGAATATAAATTCGTTGCACCTGATACTTTTGCAGTATTTGATCTTGTATAGTCATGCCTATACATATCATATGTTGTACCAGAATTCCACATCAATTTCCTAACAACTTGACGTGTATTATCAGGAGTAATCTTTTTTAAGGCAATAATAGTATCCCAATAATTATTTTCCTCGTCAAAGCTATCTTTTGGTGATGGTGGGTTAATATCCCAATCACTTTGTATTGATGTTGGATTTGGTAATCCTATAAAAGAATAATAAGAGTTTGTGGAGGTTTTGACTCCAGCAACAAAGTTCTTAGCATTTAATATTCTAATTTGATCAGTTATTATGGCTGCCATTTTGTGATTCTTTTATGTATTTATTGGAAAAAATAACAAACAGATTATATATTTGTTATATAAACCATGCCGTTCCCCATGGTATTAATACCGGATGGTGATGATGTAGAATATGTTGAACCCCTAACATCTATTAAGGCAGATCCTAATCCAAATACATCAAATGGTGTATTGCCAGTTATTGTAGAACCTCTAGCATTAATAAATCCTCCATATCTTATACTCAATCCTGCTCCAGCATTACTTCTAATAGTACTATCAGATACATTTACACTACCACCGTATGCAACACTTACCCCAGCACCAAGATTGGATGAAGAAACTCCTGCTCTAATGTCTAAAGTTCCTCCACTGTCTATACAAAATCCTGCTCCCCCATTAAATCTAGATTTGCAAAGAATTCCTCTACCATTACCAGTATTATCAATTTGATATCCGGCACCACTATTATTACTTATAAATGATGCTCCGTTCCTAATACTTCCATTGTAATTTACTCTCATTCCAGTTTTACAATTGGTAACGGTAACCTCTTGGGCAAAAACATACCCACCATATCTAACAACAATACCATTTTGCCCAAAATTATGAATAGCAACGGATAATCCCAAACCAATCATACCACTAGCGCCACTATCAGCAACTCCTACAGTCACTCCATTTGCAAAAGTGGTTATTCCATCACCAACTAATAGCATGTTATCAACAACTATTCCACCATTACCTCTGCATCTTAACCCGTCACATTGGTTAAATCTCAATACAGTATTATAAAATGAAGTCAATAATCCAACGTTATAAAGTTCTGATGCTGCTGTATTACTACTAATACCTGTAGGACTTCCAATTAAAGATTCGTTGGGTTTAGGTCCTGTCGTCGATTCTCCTAATATTTTTATTAGGTTTCCCTGAGGATGTTCCAAAGTCAGAGGTGTTGAAGATACGTATTCTCCATCAGACAACTTAACCTCAACTGAAGATTCATTTTGAATCATTCTTGTCGATAACCACTCCATGGCTTTTTGAGGTGTAGCCCAAGGATTTGTTGAAGTTCCTGTTCCAGTCGTGTCACTTCCCGTCGTACTAACATAAAATGTATTATTTCCGATAAGGACTCCTAGATTAGGATCATTTAATGTGCCATCAAAACGTGTTGCGCTAATAATACCACTGGAAGGATTGAGAGTAATACCTGCACCAACATAAACTCTATCTAAAAATGTTGATACTCCTGTTACATTTAGGTTGACTACATTAAGTTGTGAATTTAAATTTACATCACCTGTAAATGTTGATACTCCCGTTACATTTAGGTTGACTACATTAAGTTGTGAATTTAAATTTACATCACCTGTAAATGTTGATACTCCGGTTACATTTAAATTATTAAAATTAGAACCACCTTCCGTACTTATTCCAGAAATAGAGGCAGATACTGTAGTAATTCCAGATGCAAATGTTACATTTATATTATCTCCAAAATTAATAGTAGAAGCAGTTCCGAGAGTGCTGTTGTTATCCTTAACTACTATTCCAGAATTAGTAGCAACAACACCAGTGAGAGAAGAACCATCAATAGCAGGAAGAGATCCTGTAAGTTGTGATGCTGGGATACCTGTAAGTCCTGAAGCAGATCCAGAGAAAGTAAATGCAGTAACTAAACCAGAAATTTTTACATCACCTTCAACTGTAAGTGATGATGTTGGGATCGTAGATCCTATCCCAACTTTTCCTAAAGTATTAATACCCGCAGAATTTTTATTCCAAACGCCAGATGTTAAATTACTACCATCACCAAAATAGGAATATACTTCATTAAAGTTTGAATTTATCTTTATACCACCAGCAAGAAGAGAATCACCATCTCCCGCATCTGGTGCTGAACCGGTATTAATTCCCAACTTTGCCATTTTCTTTATCTCTAGTTTTTAAATATTTATGACGATGTGTAATTTTTATATCTCAAAGGAGATTCTCTATTCACTAAAGCTGAGGTGCTTATTCCCCCAACTCCTCTATTTCCATAGAAATTAAATGATTGAGTTTTACCTCTAATATCTAAGAAAATTTTCCCCCAACTATAATTTCCGATATAATTTTCTGTAAAATATTCGGAAGAATTATATGTAGAACCACTATCATCAAATGATATCCAAGTAGAATCAAAACTAAATGCAGTAGAGTCAAATGAAACTGTTCTTGAGGTTATAAGTGAATTTATATTATTGAGTTTTATTGAAACTCTATTTACATAGGTTAATCCTATTCCTGGTAAAGATTTTTGTATTACTTGAGAATCCACTACTTGATATACATTATCAATAAACATAGTTCCAATACCGATTAGATTATTACTAATATCTAAGGAATTTGAGGAAGTAGATGCAACTCCTACGTTTGAGTTATATACTACAAAGTAGTCTCCAACTGATAGTGAACTTACAGTAACTGCAGTCCCAGTTATAGAAGAATTTCTAAGGAAAGATTGTAGTGGAATGAACAAATCAATTGTAACTACATCTACTGATGATATTGTAGTAGTTCCAAGACCAACAATAATTCCAGAATCACCTTGGTATTCTAATGTTTCAACGGTTTCTTTTATAGAAATTGGAGATTCTATGAGTATTGTTGGTGGATTTGTTTGAGTATATCCAAATCCAGGATTTGTAATAGATATTGAAGTTACAATACCTGCAGTTATAGATGAGACTAAAGTTGCAATTCCAGAAGTTCCAACTCCAACAGGATAACCAATTTTAACTATTGGATTTGTAGAATATCCAACACCACCGTTATTAATAATAATTGACGTTATTGTTCCAGCAGTGGAAACAATACATGTTGCAGTAGCACCAACTATTAAATCTTGCGATATAACAGTTACTTTATTTTGAAAATCTAGTGATGAAGATT